AAAAAATACAATTTAGATCCGAAAAGTTTCTTTAATTTAGTAGATAAAAACCCTTCATTACTTCAGCAATACACGCGCGCCCTGGAGCTAAAAGCCGACGTAATAGCGGAAAGGATAATCAGAAACAGCCACAACCGAAGCAATGATTTCTATATCGACGGCGACGGCAACCAAAAGCCAAATCCCGTCGCAGTACAACGTGACCGCCTTATGTTAGACGCGGACAAATGGCTTTTATCTAAGATAGCACCTAAGAAGTATGGCGATAAGTTAACCTTAGACGGTGAAGTAAAGACGGGCAACCCGCTAACAATAGAGAACATTAACATGATATTAAACGAGATTAAGGAAGAATAGCCTATTTACAAGCCTTCGCGCTTCATTAAGTACTAATAGTTTACGCAACCAACAACAAAACCAGGACCAAACCAACCCAAATTTGTAGGAAAAACAAAGGTACAAAGGTGCAAACGGCAAAATTAACATCGTAGCAACGGCAAGGCTTCAGTCAACATCGCCCACACGCTGGAGACAAAGCGCAAATGTAGGAAGGCGGGCGGGATAGGTTGAACTTTTGGAATTGGGGTATAGGAGGTATAAATAGCCAAGAAATATTTTTTACCAAAAATCACTCACAAAAAAACCCTTTAGCAAACTGGGTTTCAAAAAAAAATTTTTTCAAAAAATTGGCTTATAAAAAACTAATTCTATATTTGCATTTAAACTAGTATTATGAATGATGTAGTTGCGTTAGAGCAGTTAAGAGTAGCACAAGCGAAATTAATGTCGAGTTGTATGACTTTTACAAAATACTTCTTTAAAAAGCGTTATGGAAGGAGTTTTGTAGTTAATAGTCATCACGAGATAATATGCGATGCGTTGGATAAGGTCATTAGGGGCGATATAAAGAAGCTTTGCATAAGTATAGCTCCGAGATATGGAAAAACGGAATTAGCGGTTAAAAACTTCATTGCATTGGGTTTGGCGCATAATCCTAGTAGTAAGTTTATACATTTGAGTTATTCTCAGAGTTTGGCTTTTGATAATAGTGAAAGTGCGAGAGATTTCGTAGGTAGTGAGGATTACAATACTATTTTTCCTTATGTTGAGATAAGTAAGACGAGTGCGAGTAAGAATAAGTGGCATACTACCAGGGGTGGTGGAGTGTATGCAACTGCAACAGGTGGGCAGATTACAGGTTTTGGTGCAGGAGAAGTTGATAGAGAGATTTTCGAGAATTTACCCGAACAGACAAAAGTATTTGCTGGGGCGATTATTATTGATGATGCATTGAAACCTGATGATGCTCTTTCGGATTTAAAGAGGCAAAGAGTAAATGAGAGGTTTGAAACTACGATTAGGTCGAGAACTAACAGTAGGGAAACTCCGATTATAGTAATTGGGCAAAGATTGCACTCAAATGACTTAATTGGCTATTTAAAGGAAACTGAGGAAGAAGAATGGACTTTTATTGATATTCCATGCATTAGAGTTGATGAGTACGGAAATGAACACGCATTATGGGAATTTAAGCAAACATTGGCTGAATTAAACCAAATCAGGCAAATTGACGAGAATATCTTTGAAACTCAGTATCAACAGAACCCACAAGACTTAGTTGGTAAGTTATTGCCGTTGCAATCATTACAATTCTATAATTTTGATAATATACCAATAAGCTCTATTGTATTTAAGTTTGCAGTAGGCGATCCAGCAAACACAGGTGGAGATTATTATTCTATTCCATTTATGCACGTTGCGATTATTGAAGGTAAGCTTTTGTGTTTTGTCAAAGGGATTATTCATTCAAAAGATGGTATTGAGATTATAAATGAAAAATTAATTGATAAAAGTAGGGAACATTTTATTGAGGAAGTGTTTTTAGAGGTTAATGGAATAGGAGCTGCTGCTTTTATGTTATTAAAGCGAGATATGTCAAATAATACAAAAGTTAAGCCATTTACGGTTACTATGCCAAAAGAAGCAAGGATTTTGAGTAATAGTGAATTTATTAAGAAACACTTTATATTTGACGAAAACTATCTAAGGGATGTAGAATATTCAAGATTTATTAAGCACGTTACAAGTTATGAAAGAGAAGGACAAAATACTCATAAGAAAGATGCTATTGATAGTTTAGCTAGTGCTGCTAACATACTAAAAATAAAATATAAGAATTTGTTATACGGATAATTAAAAAAGAAAAAATATATTTGTATAATAATTTTTTATATATTTGTTGCAATTAATTTGTGTGAAGTAGCACAAAGCAAAATTAAATGAACGTAAAAACTAACAGTTTTAAAATTAAAGGTCTTAATCGATTAATTTCGGTTAAGGCTTTTTTACATATATAATTAATGGCTTGGTATTCATTTGGAAAAAAAAGAAATAGTTCTCCACAAGGTTCTGCCGAGTTGCAAAACGATGGTGCGTGGTTGAGTTATTTCAATCAGTATATGCAGAATGTAAATGGTGATAGACTTATTAAGTTTGACCAAAGCAGAGCATACGAATTGGCGAATACTATTGCTGAAATATTTATACCTATTGATGCTATTGCTGAAAGGTGTGCGAATATTAAGTATGATATTATAAACAGATCAACGCAAGAGATAATAACACCTACTGGAAATTTAAAAAGGCTATTAGACACTCCTAATCCTTTAGATAAGTTTAGTGATATTATTTATCAAGAAGTGTTTAGTAAGTTAAGTGATGGTAACAGTTATTTTTATACAAAAACGGCTGACAGCATTACAAATCCAACTTATGACAATATTAGTAATATTTGGGTTTTACGACCTAATGTAACAGTTCCTGTGTTAAAAAGAGAGATTTCAAATCCTTTTTTAATGAAATCAATGGGGGATATTGTTGATAGTTACAAAACGTTCTTTTTTTATGAGCATAGATTACAACCGAGATATATACTTCATAATACAGCTTTAGGAATTACGCAAAGTGGTACTGGTAGAAGTCCGTTGTTTGCTTGTGAGAAAAACATTAATAACATATTAGCAGTATATCAAGCCAGGTATAATGTATATGCTAAAAATGGAAATGCTGGTATTTTGGCTAAAGCTCCTGTTGGTGGTGGTGGTGCTTCGTTACAAGAAGCTATTGATCCAATCACAAGAGATACAATGCTTAAAGACTTACAAGACAGAAATGGATTGATAGGAGATAAGAATTTTATTGGAATGTCAAGTGTTCCTTTACAATTTATCAAAACTTTAGGCACAATTAAGGAATTAGAGCCATTTGATGAAACATTAGAGAACGCTATTAAGATTGCTGGTGTATTTGGTGTAAATAAAGAATTAATACCTAAGAAAGACAATGCAACTTTTAGTAATCAAATGATTGCTGAAAAAAGTTTTTGGCAGAATGTAATTAAAGGCACGGCTTATGATATATCCAAGACTTTAAATAAAGTTTTTTACTTACCCGAAGAATGGACATTTGAGCCAAACTTTAGTGGAATAGAAGCATTACAAGAAGATAAAAAAGCAGGATTTGAAGCAGATGGATTAATGATTGATAATTTAGATAAGCTAAAAGCAAACGGAATTGATATGGCAGAAGCATATTTAAAAATACAAGAAAGATACAATGGAAAATAAAATTAAAGAATTTAAAGCACAAAGGGATTTATTTAAAAATCCAGTATCTACATTGTTAGATGCGGAACGTGCTATGTTAGAAATAACATCAGATAGAAAAATAAAAGGATATGCTATTGTTTGGGGTAGTAAAAACGACTATAATGAGATTGTAGTTAAAGGCGCAACACAAAATAGTCTTAATGCTAGAGGTATAGGCAGTACAAGTGGTAATCCTATATTAGTTTTAAATCAACATAGACAAACAGAGCCATTATGCAGACCAACAGTATTGCAAGAAGATGATTATGGCTTGTATTTTGAAGGAGATATAATTGAAGGAGTTGATTACGCTGAAAATGTAGTTAATCAAGTAAATCAAGGTGTTTTAAGACAATTATCTTACGGATTTAACTATATATGGGATAAAACAGAATATGATGCAACTTTAGACGCATATATATTAAAAGAAATTAAATTAGGTGAGATTTCGCTTGTTACATTTTCTAGTGATGAAAATGCACAATTAAGAAGTTTTAACCAATTACAAGAAAGAGCAGTTTTGGATAAATTTAGTTCAGAACAAATAAACGACTTACATAATCTTTTAGCAACAAGAGCCGTGACGAACACTCAAGAACAGCCAAGAGTTATTGAGATAGACAAGAGTAAAGTAACATTATTTTAAAAAAAAACAAAATGGAAACATTAAATTTAAGAAACGCACTAGAAAAAAATGGTGCAACTTTGGATGAAAACCAAATTAAATTCGTTTCGGCTATTGAAAACGAAATGAACGAAAGAGCAAAAAAACAAGAAGAATTGTATTCTACTTCTTTATCAGAAGCATTAAGAAGTGTTGTTGGCGCACAAGCTAAAAACGAAAAAGGTGAAACTGTTACAGTTGCAGAGCAATTAAGAGGTTTAGCTGAAGGATTGGAAAAAATCGAAAAAAACAACGTTAGAAATTTATCTAATGTAGAAAAATTCCAACTTCGTAAAATGGTAAAAGAGCAACACAAAGATATTTGTGAAGCTATTAGAAACGGAAATGATTTAGAAATCACTTTCAACGCTAAACGTGCTGCTGCTATGTACACAGCTTCTACTGCTGTTGCTAATGATACTGGTGTATTATTGCCATTGAATGAGAACTTTGAGTTTGAAAGCGAAATTTCAAAAATCAGATACCCTGAAAACTTTATATTAGATGTTATTTCTAATAGACAAGTTGCTAGAGTTCCACAACAAATTATCAAAAACGAACAAGCTACTGCTGAGGGAGCTGTTGCATTAGTTGCTGAGGGTGGTACTAAGCCATTAGTTTCTGATACTTTCTTAAGAACACTTACTTTACGTAAGAAATATGCTGCTCACATCGAGTGGACAGAAGAATTTGAAGTAGACAACGAATTGTTGTACAACGAAATCCTTATGATGTTTGAAGAAAAAGTAATAAGATTTTGGAACAACGGATTAATTGGAACTATTGTTTCTAATGGTACTGCTTACACTACTTCTGTAATGGATGATACTTTAGTTATTCCTGACAATGGATTAGCTGTTATTGCTGCTCAATCTGTAATTAACGGAATGAACTTTAACGCAGATTTAGTTCTTATGCACCCAAGTGATATTGTAACTACAATGTTTACACAAGATACAGAAGGTAATTCAAGATTATTGCCTTATATGCAAAATGGAGCAATCAACGGAATGAGAGTTGTTTCTTCTAACGCAATTACTTTAGGTACTGCAATCGTAATGGATAGCTCAATTTATCGTGAAATGCACTCTGAATTTATCTTACGTTTTGGTACTTACAATGACCAATTCATCAAGAATCAAAAATCAGCAGTTGGAGAAGTTTATTCTATCTTAAGAGTAGCTAAAAACAACTTGCCTGGAGCTATGGCATTTAGTCTTGCAACAGTAAGAGCTGCATTATTGAAACCAACACCGTAATTTTAAATTTTCTAATATATGTCAAATTTTAGTATCAAAGAGGAAGAAGTAAAAATCGTAGGAACTGCTACATTCGATAAAGTAACGGATTATAAAGCAGTAGAATTAGATGGAAACACTTATTTACTACACAAAGTTCACGCTGACAAATTAATTGCTAAAGGAGTAGCAAAGTTAGTTAAAGACGTAAAAGTAAAAGAGAAAACTCCTGAAATGACTTCAACTGTAATAGAGAAATAATGATAATAAATGCTCAATACTTTCAAACAAAGGAATTATATATTCCTAATTCAGTTGCACAACCAAGCATCGGGAGTGTATCACCGTCTGCTGTAACGCAGTTAAACGAGGAAATTGAGAGTATTGAGCAATCATTGTTACTTGATATTTTAGGGTATGAACAACTACAAGAATTAAATGCGCAATTTGAGCCAAACGGAGATTGGATTGCAAATCCAGTTCAGAAATGGGTTGATTTAGTTGATGGAAAAGACGATTGGAAAGGATTAAGATATACGATAGGCACAAAGAAAATAAGTTTAATAGCTTACTATGTGTTCTTTTATTACTTAGGAATGGACTTTCAGACTTATTCTACTACTGGTATGCAAATACCAATGGCAGAAAATTCACAAACTAATAACCCAAGCGTAAAGCAAGTTTCTGTTTGGAATAAATTTATTCGTATGTATGTTGGTAGAGGAATGTATGATAATGGCGATGTTTCAAGTAATTGGAATGGAGATTTCATTAGTTTTGGTGATACAATGATAGGTAATGAGGTTACTTTGTACAGATATTTAACTAATAATCGTAATATATACGATGTTACGTTTTTTACTAACAAAACACCTTTAAACTATTTTGGATTATGATAGTTGTAGAAAAGTTTTTAAATACTTTATTTGCTGATTTGCCTTTGATAGATGGTTTTACTACTATTTACAAATGGGGGAACAAACAGCATTTACTTAAACAACTTGAATTATATTCAAAAGAAGCTAAAACAATATATCCTTTAATTTACCAAACATCAAATTCAAGTGTTCAGGGAAAGGGCGAATGTGAAACTAAATTAAGTTTTGTATTAGCTTGTCAAAACTTAAATGTTGATTTGACAAATGAACAAAGATGGGCAATGAGTTATGAAAATGTTTTATATCCTTTAGTTGAGAATATTGAGAACATATTTAGAAGTAGTGGTAGCGTAACGTGGAATAATAGTTATACAATTACTGAATTTCCAAATTACGGGAACGGTGAAGAAAATTTTACTATTGACAAATGGGATGCTATCCTTTTAGAAACAACAATTAAAATAACAAACGTACAAACGTGTAATTAAAAAAAATAAGAAACAATGGCAATATTAACAGGTACAGATTGTGCCACAAGCAGATTAGGTAGCGGTTTAGAAAACTGTCAGCCAATAGAAGGTTTACCAAATGGTGTAATCTTAACACCTAAAGGATGGAGTTTAAACAAAACTTCGGGAACTTTTGACAAAGCATACGTTCAAGAACAAGTACAATTAGGGAATTTTATTCCATTAGTTGGTTGTTTTGAAGCAGTAGCAGAAACACCTGATGCAACTACTCAAGAAAGTCAATCAGGACTTATTGAAGTTGTAAGACAAGGGAAACCAGTTTTCACTTGTACTTATAAAAAAGGATTAGCTTTCCAAAAGATTGCTTACTCTTTTAACTCTTACCAACAATACGATGCGTTAATTACTTACGAAACTGGGTATATTAAATGTGCAGAAAGTGTTGATGGTGTATCAATAAAAGCGTTATCAGTAGGTATGTTAAATACTAACGGATATACTGAAAACAACGGTACAAACTCAGCTTCAACTATTTTGAAATTTCAAATAACTGATCCATTTGAGTATAACCGATATGTAAATCTTTTAACTGATTTGGATTTTAACCCAAGTACTGAATTATTTGGTATTACTGATGTAAATATTGTTGGTAGTGCAGATGTTTCAGATAACAAAGTTTACATTAATCCAACTTGGGTGCATAATGAGCAATTCCCAATTACTGGTTTATCAGCTTCAAACTTGCATCTTTTTATAAATGGTGTTGCAAATCCTATTGTTGGTGCTATTGTTTATAATTCTATTCTTAAACAATACGCAATTACGCCAACTGGTCCTATAGCTTCTGGAAATACTGTTATGGTTGAGCTTCACGATTTTACTAATGGTGTTCAATGTGCAAAAGTAGGAAACAAGTTTTATAGAGGAAATACTGGTACTTTTATTGCATTACCATAACTTTTAAAATTTTTAACTTAAAAAGGATGTATGTTATTATATACATCCTTTTTTTATATCTTTACATAAAATATATATTATGATACAAATATTTAACGTACAATTATTTGGCAGTGATGCCGATTGGTTTTGTAACTTAAGTGTTACAGAGCAAATATCTTGGATAAAAAGCAATACAAATCAAGTTAATGATACTTTTATTAATCAGTTTTTATCTAATTCATTACACAATAAAAAGGATTATTGCTTTACTTGTAGAGATAATAAACAAAGAGTAACAATAGCTAAAATAGTAGAAGATGGGAATATCAGCGAAGGAAATGCAGAAGAGGTTAAAGCCGTTGTTGAACCAACAGCATCTAAAAAACCTCGTAAACATAGAAATAATTAACAACGAAGAAAAGTTAGTTGATGTCAAAAAACAACAATATTTAGTAGGAGATATATTTAGTAACGGTAGAAAAGCTAAATACTCTAAAAAATCAAGAGTTTCAGAAGGCAGTAGTGAATTATATAGAGATTTTAAAAATAAATTAAATCCAAAAGCTGGATTAGGTAATGTAGATTTAATTTTAAGTGGTTCTTTTATAAATAGTTTCTTTTTAAAAGAAAAAGGAGAAGGCTATATTTTTGATGCAAGTGATTCAAAAGCAGATGATTTATTAGGAAGATATGGAGAAGATATTTTTAATTTAAACAATAAAGCATTTAATGATTTTTTAATTAAATATGTTAAAAAACCATTTACAAGCGAAATAAAGAAACAACTCGGACAATAAATGGCAAAGTATAACTCAATAGAAAACATACCCGCAAAACTTTTCTTTGACGTGTTAAACACAAAAGATTATAGTTTATTGCAACCTGATAATGAAAATGAAGATTTAGAAGCTGTTTTTATTGTAATTTATGATGATTTTTTTATCAAGTCAGACAATCCCGAAGCAAAAAGATATTTAAACATAACAACTAATATTGCTTTTTTAGAATATAAATTAGCAACAATTAAGCAAGTAATGGAATTTGCTTATTTTGCACACTTAACAAAAGAGATGCGAGATAAGTTATTAAAAGCATTAGAAGTTGGTTGCGGAATATATATTGATAAAGAAGCAGATTTTACCGAAGAAGTAAAAAGAGTAATGCAAGTTGAAACAGGTATTATTGAGAATGATTTGACTATGGAAAAGTTAGAGCTAAATGCTATGACAAAAGTAAGTACAGAAAAGGCTTATGATTTTTACGATAATATTGTTTCTTTAAGTAATGTACACGAAAGAAATATAGACGAAACACTTACATTAGCTATGTATATAGCTTTAGATAAATCTGCAAAACAAAAAATAAAAAAACAGAACAATGGCAAAAACTAAAAAAATTACAGAAAAAGAGTTTGAAGAAAGAATGGAAGCTAAAATAGATTTTCTATTTTTAAATAGAGAAGAGATTTACAGAAACTTACCTGACAAAGAAAAAATTAATTTTTTTCAGCTATTCAATCAGGGTTTAACTTTTAGAAAATACAAAATATAAAAAAGAAACACACTACTTAACATAGTGTGTCGGATTAAAAATACTATTTTTAATGATGCTTTTACAAAAGTACAAAAAGATAAATAATTATGGCAAGTAACGATGGTTTTATAGAATTTATTTCTCCACAAGCATTTGAGCAACTTAAAAGAGCTGATGAATTAGTTTCCGCATTAGCTGATAAAATAGCATCAATTAATTCTTTTAAAGCACCTAAAAGTCCAAGTGGAGCTGACAATGCTGGCAAAAAAATGGCTGATGATTTACTTGCGCAAGAAAAAGCTATGGAAAAAGCTAGAGCAGGACTTCAAAAACTTGCCGATGCTCAAAAACAAGCTGTTTCAAAAAGAAATGCAGAAATGAATGCCGAGTGGGCTGCTTATGAAAAAACTAAAAGTAAAGAAAAAGAAGCATCTGATAAATTATTGGCTACTGAAATAGCTAATGCAGAAAAAGCAGCAAAAGCGGCTATTGATAAAAATAATAAAATTATTCAAGCTGCTGAAAAAAGAGCAGAAAGAGAAAAGCAAATTGAAGATAAAAAGGCAGCAAGTATTGCAGCTTCTCAACAAAGACAATTAGAAAGACAAGCTAAAATAGACGAAAGAAATAGTAGAACTGGTGCTAATTCTGCTATCCCTGGGATGGGTTCAAAAATTGCAGATTTAAAAGCACAAGAACAAGCTCAACAACAAGCGGCTAAAGCAGCAGAACGTGAAGCATTAGCCAATGATAAACTAAACTCTGCTTATAATCAACTTAACTCAGCAAGAGCAAAAGCAAAAAATACATTAAGAGATTTAATTGCAAGTGAAAGTGCATCAAATGCTGAAATAAGAAAAGCACAAAAAGAGTTTGATGTTTTAGACCAAAAAGTTAGAAAAGCTGATAAAGCAGTAGGTGATTTCTCAAAAAGTGTTGGTAATTACAAAGGAGCATTATCAGGAATAGGAAATTTAATGGGTGCTTTTGGTATATCAACAGGAATTTATTTATTTGCTGATTTAGTTAAAAATATATATCAAACTACTAAGCAATTACAGTCAATGGATTTGGCTTTAAAAATGGTTAGTGGAAGTCAATCTGAATTTTCAAGTAATCAAGTTTTTTTAACACAATTAGCTGAACAATATGGTATAGAGATAAAAGGACTTACAAAAAACTTTACTGAATTTTGGGTAGCATCTAAAGGGAAACTTGAAGCAGAACAAATAAAAGCAATCTTTACAAGTATTTCTAAATCTGTTGCTGTAATGGGATTATCTGTTGAGCAACAAGATAGTGCTTTCCTTGCGTTGCAACAAATGATGAGTAAAGGGACTGTACAAGCTGAGGAATTGAAAAAACAATTAGGTAATGCATTACCAGGTGCTGTTAAAGCTGCTACAATGGCTTATCAAGCATTACATCCTGAATTGCAAGTTACAGAAGAAATGTTTATGAAACAAATGAAGGCTGGTAAAGTATTATCTTCTGAATTGTTGCCTGAATTAGCTAAAGCATACGAGAAATTGTATGGTATTGAAAATGTACAAAGAGCAGAAACATTACAAGCTGCTCAAGAAAGATTATCCAATAGTTGGACACAAATGGTTAGGAATATGAATAGTAGTGAAACAGGTGGTATATCTCGTTTCTTTAAATTTGTATTAGATGGATTAACAGAGTTAGCAGATTTTATAAATTTTTTAAATAAAGATGACAGAGCAATAAGTATTGTTAATGAAGGAAAGGTAAGAGGAGAAATGCAAGTTTTAAAAGAACTTGAAGCTATGAAAAAAAGTGGACTTCAAACTGATGAGCAATTAATTGAAAGTGCTAAGTTAAAACAAGAATATGCTAAAAAACAAGTTGAAGGTTATGAATGGGAATTAAATTCTTTAACGCAACTTGCAAAAGAACAAGCAAAAATAGCAAATGATATTCAGAAAAATAATCCAATAGTATTTGGAAATAGAAAAGATTATAAAGATGCAAAAGCAGAATTAGAAGAAACAAATCAAAAAATAAAAACTTTAGCCGCTAATTATGGTTTTTATAAAGGTATTATTAATGGAACAAATACATTTTTAAAAGAACAAAATGCTATTTTAAGTAAATCAACAGTAAAAGAAGAAACAGAAGCCGATAAAAAAATAAGATTAGATGCAGCTAAATTTGCAGAAGAACAAAGAAAACAACAATATGAATTAGAAGTATCTAATATTAAAAGAGAAATAGAAAGAGCCAAAGATAAATTTAATATTGTACAAGAATTAAATAAAAATGAGTTAGGGTATTTTGCGGGCGGTGTTGCTAAAAAAATAAAATTATCAACGGATTTAGCAATATTAGAGATAGAGTTAGCTCAAAAGGTTGCTAATGAAAAGAAAAGATTAGCTAAAGGAAATAAAGCATTAGGTATTGCTCCAACTGTTGGTGGTGATGTAGTTGCAGAAAACGAATACGCAACAGAATCAGTTAATATTGCTGAAAATTTTACAAATAGAATGGATAAAATCAATAAAGATTTTTTCAAGTCTATGGAAGATGCTGTGCCTAAAGATTTGTTTGGCGATATGTATAAAATGACTGATGAACAAAAAGAAAATCTTGAAGAACACGAAAAGCAAGTTCAAAAAACAGCTGAAAGGCTAAAAGAAATACAAGACGAATTTAGAAATTATACTCAAAGTTTTGGACAAGAGTTTTTTAGTAATGCTGGTTTTGGTGACACTTTTGATTTCTTTTTAAGAATGGATGAAGAAGGTGAAACTATGTTTGATAAACTAAATACAAAAGGTTTAGATGCAAAAGAAAAGTTTGCCGCTACATTCCAAGCTATATCACAAAGCGCACAAGAAGCATTTAATTTTATAACAGAAGCATCACAAAAGAGTTTTGATGCTGAATACGAAAGACTAGAAGAACAAAAAAATGTTGCTTTATTGTTTGCTGGAGATAGTGCATCAGCACGAGCAGAAATAGAAGAACAATACGAACAAAGAAGAAAAGAAATAGCGACAAGAGAAGCAAAGGCAAAACAAAAACAAGCTATATTTAATATTGCTATTGATACTGCACAAGCAATAGTAGCGGCAGTAATGAAATCACCTTTAACTGGTGGATTGCCTTGGAGTGCAATAGCTGCTGCAATAGGAGCTGCACAAATAGCTATGGTATCTTCACAACAAATACCTCAATATTGGAAAGGTACAGATAATGCAGAAGGTGGTTTAGCGTGGACACAAGAGAAAGGTCGTGAAATTATTACAGATAGTCAAGGTAGAGTTAAATCATTAGGTAGCGATAAAGGAGCTGAGCTTACAATGCTTTCTAAAGGAGATAAAGTATTTACTGCTGAAAAGTCTGCTATGATGTTTGATAATAGTTTAAATAGTATGCTATTGAATAATGGTATAGTTATGCCTAAAATTGAAGTATCAATGGACACTAAAATATTAGGAAGTAAGTTAGATAAACTATCAGAAACAATAGCATCAAAAGAAAGTTTCTCAATAGTTAGAGATGCTAAAGGCGAAAGAATATACCAACGCAAACAAAACGAACGTAAAGAATTATTAAATAACATTTTAAATGTAAAAACTTATGGCATTTAGGCATTTTTTAAACTTCTTATCGTTACCAAGTGTTGGTACTATTGAAATAGCAGAAGCAATCGGTTTTGATGGTGCATCTTATAAAGTAAAACAAGACGAGAAGAGATTTGGCAGGGATATTATAATTGCTAACGAAGATACTGAACTTACTTTTACAAGAGATTACTTTGAGCAAATACAAATAACACAAATACTACCAAGTGGAGAAACATTTAATTATGCAAGTCAAGGTTTTGATTATTTATTAGATATATTTAATAATGATGGTTGGGAAGGTAAAGTAGAATATATAATTGAAAAAGACGAAGAAAGTTTTACTACTGGTATATTTAGTTATTACACTTCTGTTGTAGAATTTGACAATATTAAAGTTAAGATAATTCAAAACACTAATCGTGAAGTGTTAAAACGATTAGAAGATACTGATATTGATGCTTTTAATAATAAGTCGTTAGATAATAGAGATATTACTCCTTGTGAAACTACTAACATACTTTTAAAAGCAAAGCCAATAATTGAAAGTAGTCAATGGATAAATGAAAGTAGAATTTATAATTTTAATGGTGCTGGAAATGGTTTTAATCCTTTTAGACAAATAATAAATGGTGGAATAAGAAATACATTAACTCCTTTTGAAGATCAATTAGATTGGAATTTTACAGGCTCTAATCCTTTTATAAATTTTTGTTATGTAAATGCAGCTACTTATTTATCAAATATAACTATTAATTTTAAATTAAAAGGAACAGCTAATAGAATTGGCGGTACAAATACTAATATAATTTATTTGTTTTGTTTTAAATGCAGACCAGCAGATTTTCAATTTAATTTTACAAATGCAGTTATTAGATATGAAATAGACTTAACTACTTTAACAACTGTAAATTTTGACAGCAATTTCTCTATAAGTTTAAATGATATGGAAATTGGAGAAAGAATTTATTGTTACTTTTATTATTCAAGAATTTTTGAAGGTGGTGATATATCTATAAGTTTTGATGAATCAGAATTTAATATTTCAGGTACTTCAAAATCAATAGACACTGTTGTAAAAGGAATAAGATTAATAGATTTGATAAAGCACAATGTGAAATCTATTGTAGATATGCCAGTTGAAGCTCCTGAATATGATTTAGGTGGCGAACATTATGATAATTTTGCTTTTAACGGATTGTTATTAGGTCAAATAACAGATAAGCCATTTTATAATAAATTTAAAGACTTAATGAACATTCCAATGGAAACGTGTTCAGATTATCAAATAAACCCTAACAGCATTGAAATATTACCTTATTCTTATTATTATGAAGATATTGAATTAGCAATTTTTGATGAGT